CCGAATCGCCTGTTGCGAATATTGCATGCAACTAGGTTCAATGGCAATGATACGTGGACCTTTAAGTGTTTTCGGAACAGGTGTAACCCTAACGGGTTGCTCCTTTTCCTGACTTACGAGCGTTACTTTTTCGAACTCCAGAGACTCAAAGGCACCTAATGTATAAGTGCTATCAAGAACTGGAAAGTATGGTTCGAGACGCTCGTGCCAATTACCCCAAACGAATTTCTTATTACCTGAAATACGTTCGGCGGTAGCTCCGGGACCGTGCCTAGGGACCAACATGTCAAGTCGTAAACGACCCAGCATATTGCCCCAGAGCACAGAAGATACCTTGAGAAACTCAAGTTCATCTTCTCTCGGCAGCGAGAACATCTTAAAGGACTGCTCAATTGCGGTGAAAGAAGAAAGCGATGCATGAACCCGTTTCTGGGTACATGGAAGCTCAATCTTTTTGAAAGCGAGACAAATTTGTCTGACGCAATCAACAAGAAGGGGCACATCGCAATCAACGCGACATGTATTATCGTCGTTCTCATCGTAAATTCTCCCTGTCTCATGGTTGAAAATTAAGCCGATCATACCTCGCAAAAATGCGGGGATTGATCCATACTTCCTAAAACTACGGAAGTATGAGGGGCTAATCTGCCCATCGCTCAAAGATCTTTCGAAATCTGAGCAAAAGGCAGGTAGGGTTATCGTTAGAAAAGATAATCCCTCCTTTTCAACCCGTGATCTAATAGTTTCTAGATCACGTGTATCAGAGACATCAGCGATGCATTTGGCCGTAGCATCTTCATAGATGCTTGTGGCCACTTCTAAGTAGTCACTTACGTTGCTTTTCAATTCGCCTCCTTTAGAAAGGGGTCGAAATTCAAGCCACGTAATGCCTGCCTATGTGATCCTGAATGGACCACCAAGTTATACATCGGAATACACCGACGGAGGGAAGTAACTAGTAATTAGCTAGTTGTTGATCTAACGTCCAGAGTTCTTTTTCTTAATAAGCTTTGGAGCCCGAGCAGGTGGTGTACCTGTGACAGGCTTCTTAGGCTTATCAAAGAGAGGAGCGAGCGCGGAGGATTCTAGCATAGCTAGAGTCAATGCGGTATCGATCTTCCCAAGAACTTTGTTGCTTTTCTTGATTTTAGTGTCCTCACTATCTCTAGTGAGTTCACTAAGCACGTGCAGGTTTTCCTGCGCGATCTCAAGAGCTGCAAGAAATGTTTTAAGTTTCGACATAGGATCTCCTTTTTGACCCAGAGAAGTA